ACACTCTTTTTCTTTTTTATACTGTGATTTAGCTTTATCTCTCACATATTTAACTAAATCTCTTTTAAATTTCATATCTTACTCTTAATTAGAATTATAGCAAAACTTTCCACCAAAAGTCAAGAAGTATTTTTTACAGGTGTGTTTAAAACGAGGTGGCTGTAGTTTCAAATGTATATAGTGCATAACGTAAAGCATCTGCCATATGGGATGCTCCATCATGTTTTGGTCTCTCTTTCATTAAATTAGGGTTTGGATCCCATTGATATTGGTCTAAAGAGATTAAAACTTCTCTGCAGCTTTGATTGACATATAAATCATCATTATCAACTATTCCTGCTACATGTCCGATTCCATCTAGTACAGATTTTTTAGCATTAACAGTAGTAATATCATAGTTTTGAGCAAAATCAAATCTAGTTTGTTGAGCTGCTGAATCTATATAAATCCAATCAATATTATATTTTTCAATCATTTTTCTTATTTGAATAGCATGTTGTTCAGTTGTTCTTTCTGAATCTAAGTATTCATCTAATACATAGTATTTTTTCTCATCCCAATCATATGCTATAACACAGAAAGCTGTGGGATCTTTATACCCTACATCAAGTCCTGCAAATACGTCCATATTAGTAGTGTCAAAATTAGTTAAATCAGTTATTTGTGACTCATGTTTAAATGCCCATATCTGTCCTTCATATACATTAAAGTCAGCTAAATATTCTTGAGCAAACTCTGCTTCTGACATTGTTTTCTTTGCTTCTACAATGTCTGCTTCTGCTACCCTAGGATTTTCATGCCAAGTGGCTTTTATACTTGCCCATTCTGGGAACTCATCAGAGTAACCTCTATAATAAAATTCTGCAAAGTAATTGTTTCTACCCCTTGGAGTAGATATAAAAATTGCTTTTGAGTTTTCTTTATCTAGTGTGGGCCTGAGCGCAACATTGAAAGCATCCCTCCCGTCAGTGAGAGCGGCCTCGTCGAATATGATGAGATCGTATGATCTACCCACAACCGAGTCAACTTGATTAATGGAGCCCATACGAATAGTAGAATTGTTTGATAGTTCAATAACTTTATCTTTTGCATTGTCTCTAAGTACCTCTAAATCAAAATGTTTAATTAAATTTCTTTGCAAATCAAATGAAATTTGCGATAATGAATAGTTTGGTGACATTAATAGTACATGACTATTTGGAACTAGACAAATTAATTGTCCGATTATATTAGATATATAAGTTTTGCCTTGTCTTCGTGATACTGCAGCACTTATAAAACGATATTTGGGATTATTAACTGCATTAATAATCGCTGTTTGAGATGTATTCGGATCTATTCCTAATAAGTCCATATACCCATCAATAGGTAGTTTAATGAAACGTGATTCATCAAATTCCATTAAGTAGGTAGTCTCTACATCTGCTCTGCTTACTTCAATCAATGGAGTGTCTCTGGTTTAAATAGATTGTCCTCATCGTCAAGAAGTTCATTTTTCTCAACTACTTTTAGAAGGTAAAGGTAGGCACTACACAACTTAGAATAGTTAAGTTCTTCAGTTGTAAGACGTTTTCCTTTTAACTCTTTTTCAGTAAATTGTAAAAGAGCTTGTGTTACTTTAAGGGTGGTTTCATCTAACCAAATTTTTCTAGTATCAACTGTTGGTATTGCCATTATTTTTTCCTTTTTCTTCTAATTCCTTTAACATGTTTTTGGGATTTGGGAGGTCTTTTTGTGCTGCCTCCTGGCCCTGCCCAAAACACTTTATTTGCCCAGTAAGCTGCTGAAGATTTACCCTTACGAATATTCTTAGCGTGTCTTGCCTTAAAGCTTTTTCTTGCTTCTGGACTATAATTATGACCCATGCCTTGCGCTCCGAATCTAATTATTTTTATTTTGCCACCAACTCTTACAGCAACAACAGCTTTTTTATTTGGGTGGCTAGGAGTTCTTTTTGGTTTGTTTAAACCTAAAAGCCCTGCTCTTTTTAATCTAGCTTTTTCCGCTGCTGTAAGTGCCATTTATCTTCCTCGTCTTGGTAAAATTCTACCTGTACCTTTTTTGCTAAATCTAGCGCTTTTTGGTTTTACAGTTTTTCCGAATCTTGGTCCAATAGCTTTAGGTGAGGAGGCATATCTAAATGCTTCGAAGCTGTTTGGATTTTTACTGTTTACAGTAGTTCCTGCAGCTGAGTTCATATCTCTTGTAACTCCTCTTTTGAGTTTGTGTTTGCGAATCTTTTGTGTGTTATGAACACCAGTAGGTCCGCTTAAAAATCCGCCTTGTCTAGCCATTTTTCTTTTTCCTTAAAGCTCTCTCATATGTTCCATGAGTGCTTCCTGGCATGTATCTTTTAGCTTTTCCTCTGCCATGAGAATGAATGCCTTTTAATCCCAATTGCTTAGCTCTTCTACGAGCAGCAGTTGCTGATTTATAAATATCTTTTTTCTTTATATAAGTTTTATGTGTTCTTTTATTCAGTGCCATTTTTAATATAGTTTGTTAACCTGGCTTTATTATGCACTGTTTGTGGTAAGTTTAAAAGTTGTCTTATCTTTTTACTTCTTTCAATTTTTTCATTTGTTTTTTCTACAAGATCATCTAATAGATGTCCTATTATATGAAGATTATTAAGTATACTTTTTCTATTCATGGTCTCCCTTATTAGGAGTTTACCTTTTCTTTCTGGTAGTACTCCTCTTTTTTCTACCTCTTTTTGCAAAAGTAGAAACCATTGTTGGTTTACCTCCTGGATTTCCTGCTGCTCTTTTTCTTCTCACTGCTGACTTTATTTGAGCTTTAGTCATTCTTCTAGCTTTACTTGCTGGCACACATTTTGGGTATCCGCCCTTTCTTTTGCCTGTTGCTGATTTTCTTCCGCAAGGAGCATATCCACCACCTTTACGAGGTCTGGATATATCTACCCAGCCTTCTTTGAACCATTTTGTTAATCCACCACTTGGCTTAGCCATCTTCGTCTAAGTTTCCGCTTACTAAGTAGTTTGCGGCTTGCACTAATTCGTGCTCAGATACTGCTATTTTATTTGTCCACCAAGTATCTAACATCATTTCTTCATTACCTTCTAATTCGTCTAAAATCATTTGACAATTTCTTATGATTACTTTGCAGCTTTTAATAGCAGAAGCGCCATCAGTATGCCCATCTTTTTGTATAATAAATTTACCGTTTCCTAATAATTTTGCTTTCATTTTGATTTATTTTCTGCTTCAATCATTTTATCTTTGATATCTACAGAGCCGTCCCAGTTTTTGTCTTTTCCTGAGATAATGTTCCAAATTTGAACAAATTTGATTTTAATATACTCTATCATCTTTTCCTCTTTTTGCCAGTTCCCATGCGGTATCTTCCGCCCCTGGCTTTATATGTTTTCACTAACCACCCGTTTGCATAGGCCGATGGATACACCTTAAACTTTCTTCTTGCTTCTGCTTTAACTCTAGCATAAAGTACAGGATTAGTTGGAACTGGTTTTTTCTTAGCTGCTCGCCGTTTTCTTCTTACTGCCATATCTTAATTCCATAAGTCTTGCTCTATCCTGTTGTATAATTATAGGATAAGGTGCTTGGTTACCTCCCCCTTTCGTATATGAAGGGTGCGACCATAAATATTCACACTTCTCTTGGCTCTCGTTTGCACGTGCCACAATGTTATCAATCGCATCTAGCGTTAGGTCTTCCACTACATAAACTACCGCGTCCCAAGGCTCCATTCTCCAGTTTTGTTCTATTAGTGCTAGAATGTCCTTGTCGTAGGAAGTAATCTTTATTTTGCCCTTGCAATAACTTTCGTAACTCCAAGGGCAAACATTTTTAATATTGTGAAAATATTGAAACCAAATAGATTTAGCCTCTACTTCTTCTTTTCTTTCCACCTTTCTTCTTTTTACCTTTCTTCTTTTTCATACTTTTTAGTATAGCTTGTTGAAGAGCTTTAGGTAATTTCTTCTGTTTAGCTGTTAATGCCATTCTTAGCTCCATCGTCCGTCAGGACACTCTACCCATCGCAACTTAGTTTTGAGGGGCATAAAACACCCACATTTTTTGCAGGTCTTCCAAAATTTATTAAAGTAAGGACACTTTTTACAAATATCATATCTTTCCTGATATGATTGTTTTTCCCTCATTTTAAAGTTTTAGGCATAGGTCTATTACCTACTCTCTGTCTTTGTAGTCTTTTCTTTTTTGCTAATAGTATAGCTTCTCTTTTTTGTTTTTTATATACTTCAAGATCTTCTATATCTGGCAACTTGTCAGGATTTAATTTATCTAATATTTCCTGTTTTTCTTTTTTATCCATATACTCTCTCGTAAGCTATTTTTGCATTTTCTTCTGTTTCAAAAGTACACTCTGTTTTATTCTTTTTATCCCAAAAAGCATAGCCATTTGCTACTTTATAGACACCTTCTTTTGGTGCTTTGATTTTTGGGGCTTTTTTAATATCTTTTTTGCTGTATTCCATTTCCATTTGTTTCTCCTAATTGTGCATAAAGAATATAGTAACTAATATTCCTG